TTCCATCTACATCAACATCACCAGATATGTCCAAGTCAGTTCCAATTAGTGTTTGAGAAAAAGTCACTTGTCCATTAGAGGCTATAGTCATAGCATCTACATCAGAGGCAGAACCTATAGTTTTACCGTCACCAATAATTAAATCATCAGTTAATGTCACTATACCTGTGACTCCTAAAGTTCCACCTATGGTTGCATCATCTGTAACTGTTAAATCGTCTTGTACTTTTAAATCTACTGTGGATAGACTAGCAAAAGCATCTACAACTGCTGCTCCACTACCAGCTCCATCTAAGTAAACTGCTTTAGTATCACCAGCTGGTATGGTTACATTAGCTCCAGAACCTTGTGAAATTATTATGTTTTGAGAACCGCTTGTGCCATTCTCAATAAACTGCATTCTGCTTATGGTGTTTGGTCCAATCGTAATCGTACATGCTGAATCTAATGTTCCTGTGTATTTAAGATACATAGCTCTACCAGGATCACTAGCACCGTCAGCTACTGTAGTAGTGTGTGTGTCAGCATTGGTTGTTATAGCCTCTGTGCCAAAACTAAGAGCCTCTCCAATCAACTCGAGGTTAACATTCGTCACATCACCCCAAGTTCCTGACGCATCACCTGTCGCCATTTCGTTAAGTCTTAAATCGTTTACATATGAGCTTGCCATTTTAAATCTCCGCTTTGATTATATTACATTTTTCATAATAGTTAAGCAACTTCTTCCCAATTAGGGGTTTGTGAATCACTTACTATTGCCCAATCAGGAGTTTGTGAAGTATCTACAGGTCCCCACACTAAAAGTTGACTAACAGCTCCCGTTGCTTCTACTCCTGTTGGAACTACAATAGCTTGAGCATTTATAGTTAAGCTGCTTACTGCTGTTGTAGAACTAACACCTGTTATAGATACAACATTTTCTGTAAGTATTGTTAGAGTTCCTAAAGAACCAGTTGCTGATACTCCTGTGCAAGCTACGTTAGCGTCACATATTACAGTTTCGTCTCCTACGGAAATTGTAGAAGCGGTGCCTGAAACACCTGTTATTGCAGCACCTGCAGTTAAAACATTGCCTAGTGCTGTTGTTCCCGCTAGACCTGTTACAGCTTGGTTCGCTGCACCTGTGGCTGTAAGGGAACCTAAACCACCTGTTCCCGCTAGACCTGTTTCAGTTACGTTTGCTGCACCTGTAGCAACAAGAGAACCTATACCGCTAGTGGCTGTTACACCTGTTTCTGTTACAACTGCTTCTGCAGAAACGCTGACCGATCCTAGCGCAGACGTTCCTGCTAGACCTGTCTCTGTAACATTAGCTTGTCCCGTAGCTGTAAGAGAACCAACTGAACCTGTACAAGTTACGCCTGTTTCGGTTACATTTGCATCGCAAACTACTGTTTCTGTGCCTAACGCAGAAGTTCCTGCAACACCTGTAAGGCTTACAGTTACATTTACTATTGCAGGCTGACCCCATGGACCTGAACCCCATGTGGATCGCCCCCATCCGACAGACACTTGTTACTAAGCTATTCTTATTACTGCGTTACTTGCGTCTGCTGCTGGGAATTGAATTGTAAAGCTTCCTGCAGTCGATGTTTTGTCTCCACCAAAATCAAACACCGCAACAGCTGGATCACCTGACGCAGAGTCGTTGTAAATCATACAACCTCTTGCTGTGACCGTTGCTGTTCCAAATGTAAGATCGTTAAAATCTGTAAACGCAGTAGTTCCAGAAGATGTTGGATCGACATTTGTTAACGCTGCTCCACCTGATGTGTAGTTTGTTCCACTAGCTTGGTTAGTTGTAGTAAACGCTGTAGTAGATGCACTCATGGTTGCAGAGCTTGTGTATAACGCCAGCTTAAAAGTGTTGCCACCCGAAGCTTTAAAATTGTGAACACCCTCTAAAAGTTCTTTTTTAAAAGAAGTACACATTGCTTGTGTTATTGCCATTATAGTCTCCTAATAATATTAGCTAGGTCTTTTTGACCTTGTTTTTCTAATTCATTACATATCGTACAAACGTGATTTTTTACAGCCTCGTTCATATAATAAGTAATAACGCTTTTGCATGCTTCTTTAAAAGCATGAGCTTGTGCCCTAATGGGTGCAGGGGCTGTGTCGCTGATCGAAACTAATCTATTAGTTGCCATCTCTGCGACTTCTTCTACAGTGTGCCCTCTGTAATCTGTTGTGGTAACACCTAAGTTACCAACTTCTGTATCTGAGTTAAGTGAAAACATTAATATTCCTCTGGTTCTGGTGGTAAATCATTTCTATCTATCATTTGTGGTTTAGGTTGGTTTATCTGCTCTACCTCCGACCATCTACAAGTCTTTATTGTATCCTCTTTTTGGTATGTAACAATAGGGTCTTTTAACCTATGATACCCATAAAGTTTTTCTTTTATGTCTACGTTTGTTTCTAATAAGTTTGACCTTGGAGCCACAGACACATTTATATTGTTTTCCATACATTTAGCTAACCAAAACTCACAACAAGCTTTACCTGATTCTGCATAATGCATATTTGTCTTATATGTAAAATCAACACCAAAAATAGTTAAGTGGCTAACTTGATTCCATAGCGCAAAAGCTATTGCGTACGCAACTGTGTTATTAAAATATGCACAGCCCAAATCACCTACTAAATACGGTAGCGGGTATTCCTCTGCGTAAGGGACTCTTTCATCTAGTTCACAGGTGTAAATTGGATAAGTTACAGTAGGAAGATATTTTCTCATCATAGGAGTCATACTTCCTGCGTCTTCTGTGTCAAAAAATCTAGTCATAGGGTCTAGTATAAATGCCCTATCTATTTCAGGTAATACACCTATCATAGCGTTGATTGCCCAGATTTCGTCAAAAACCAAACTATGCGTTCTTGATAAATGATAGTCTATCTGACTTTGTCCCATCGCAACTATCGCTACGTTACTGTCTTTCAGTTCACTTAGAGGTTCTTTTAACATATTACTGAGGAGGTAATCTTAAACTATCGTATCTTGATTCCTCTCTTTCCTCTTTTGATTCACCTAATTGTTTTAACCCATTTAATCCTTGAGTATATTGTTCTGCGTATGTCTGTATATCTGCAGGCGGTAGTTTCATAAAAATAGCTGCTTGTACTAAACAACCGAACAGTAACGTATTTGATGCATTCGTTGCTAACCATGTGGTGCCTGAGCCTCCTGCGTCTACTAAAGAAGCAGGTCGATAAAAATAATGAAGTTCGAAAGTAAAATTACTGTTCGGCGTAGGCGCTAAAATAAAAGTGTTTTCATCAAAAATACCATAAAACAAAGGTGTTCCTGTTGTTGTTGCGTTAGGAGTATAATCCCTCATCCATGAAGTATGTTTTAATTTTAAATAACTATAGTTATTACTTGAGTCTAACACCGCTAAACTAAACGGTGCTAAAAAATCTGTAGGCATGCTTAAATAGGTGTTTCCAGAAGCTGAGGTTCCTGTAACGTTTTTTCTAAATACAGAAAGTTCTACCGCCTTTAAAATTTCTTCTTCTGTTTGTTTTATAAACGTTGGAATAGTATTAGTAAACGTAGTTTCTGTGTTATCCATATAGTTTTGGATAGTTGAAGTTAGTTCGTCGTATGTAAATCCTGCTGCCATTATTCCGTACTCACTGTTAATTTACCAACTGCTGTTTGTCCTACTTCTCCAGAAAAAGCACTACCTATGTTCGGATCGTCTCGAAACCTCATCATATTAGTTCCTTTTTGTGCAATAACTGCAGACGAAGGATTAGTTGTAGTTACTCGTCCCAACTGCGCTTGTGGTAATGGAACGTCGGGACGAGCTTGCCATAAAGACTCTGCATCATTTGGGGGATGAGCAGGGTCTAATTGTGGGTGTTTCGGATCGTAACATTCAGGGCATACTCTTGTATGATCCCATTCAGTACGCATCTCTAGGTATCTATACCTAAACCCACAGCGATCGCATATCGAATACGCGTATTTGCCTGACGCATATGCCATTAAATTCTTCCTCTCCTTGAGGGAACTAAATGAACAGAAGATCTATCCTCGTCATATTTAATAGCGTTTTCTAAATTTTGTTCGTATAAAGGTTGTATTAAAGAAAGTTTTTGAGCGTTCTTTTTTAAACAAAGATAATAAGCAAGTCCTGAAACTAAACAAGGTAAAAACCTGCTAGGTACGTCTAAATCATTTACAGAGGCAGTTGCGTCTTGTATTCTTCTCCAAGAATAGTAAACGAGTTTGTCCGTTGAGTTCTCTGGTGTTGGATAAAGATGAACAACAGGGGTTATCAGTCTTTCTAACCAAAACTGTGTTGGTCGACCTGTTGTAGATTTTACTGGGATATTTATATATTCGTTACGGTCAATCCTACTTAAAGAAAAATCCGTAGTAGTTCCGTTTACTGAGCGCTCTATATATGCGTCTAATATATCTATATCAAACTGGTTTAGAGTATATATTTCGTCGCCTTTAGTAAGTGTTTGCTCTACTTTGGTAACTTCCCACATCTGTATACCTCTATTCGACCAGTCTGCGAATAAAAGGTTTAAAGAACGTCTTGCAGTAATAGCGTCATATGACGTGCGGGCTTCTAAACCCGCAAGTTCATATGCGTCCTCTATTGCGGTCGCTACATCTAAACTAAATGTACGAGTGCCTGAAGTTGCCATATTAGTTGTAATACGCTATAAAAAAGTCGCAATTCGCTAATACAACATAAGCTCCTGTGTCAAATTTAACTCCATCATTAGGCAGGTAATGATCAAAATATTCATTAGCTGCCGTTCCAAATTTAAACTCAACCAAAAGTTTTGTACCACTAGCACCTGTTCCATCGTAGATTTTTATTGAAGCGTCTGCTGCACTTGACTGAGCCTGAACAGATTGTATTCTTATTGGTCCTAGGTTAGTTGCAGTTCCTGCTCCTGACCCAATAAAACCTTGTAACTGTCCCGTAGCTGAAAGTGCTTTAGACCCTTTTACATCTGATGATGCCATCCTATTCTCCTAAATTACTATTAAGCGTCGGCGAATGGTGTAACTATAGTTCCTGAACCTAAAATAATTCCCTCTACAGCATACTTCGCAGAAGCTATTGCAGTTACTTTTACAATACTACCAGCGAGTCCGCCTTTTGTACTTCCGTTCATAGTAATTACATCATTTGATGCAGCAGATATAAAAGTTTTACCTGTGGCATCATCTTTACCTGTGTAAAGACCACCAACAAACTTATCGGTTCCGTCTGTTAATATGTCCATATCTGTTGCAGCTGTTTCAACAACAAAAAAGAAACTAGCTCCTAAATTATTTAATTGATTAGGATCGTCGTCTCTTCCTGGTGCTGTAGCTACAATGCTTGGTAAAGTAAACTTACCGTCTGCATCATTACAAGTAAGAACTTTACCTGCGTGTGCTGCTACTGTAAGTGTGGTGTCTGCTGTTAAGCTTACTACCGTTGCATTACCTGCTGAAATAAAACCAGCTAATGATTTAACTGGTCCTGAAAATGTCGATTTTGCCATAATTAAGTCTCCTTAATACTCTATCGTCTTGGCGAGTCTGCTAGGTCAGTCGATAGATTAATTGTTTCTCCCTAGGTCTTTTGTCATTCTATATTATTAATTTTAAAAAAGAAAGGGAAGCCGAAGCCTCCCTTTCTAATAACAAAAGTTATTTACGCTCCTGGTGAACCGAAGATTCCTCTCCAGTCACTAAACCCAAAGCTATAACGTTCTCTAGCTTTATATCTAACGTTACCAGTTTCGAAGTCTCCTTCCATACTAGTAGCCACAGGGGTTCTAACAAAATGCTTTAATCCATTAGGAACATCTGTTTTTAAGAAGAACGCGTCAGTATCTGTTAGATAATGATTTACCGCGTAGCCTCCAGAAACCATGCCCATGTTTCTTATTGCATTTATGTCGTTGTCAGAGGTATTAACTCTTCCTGGACTTTCCATAAGTCTATCTGCTGTAAATTGCAACGCAGGCGGAATAATTAACTTAGTCGCCTGTGCATTAATTTTCAAACCTCTTTCATCTTGAAAAGCTGCGATATCAATCAAAGCTTGCTCAAGCGAAGTTTCGTTAAGGTCTGCAGCTGTAGATAGCTCATTTCTTTGATCAATGTTAGCAACAGTTGGGTGATCAGTTGCACAAAGTTCTTTACCATCACCACCAGGAAAACTGGAGTTGAAAGCATTATTTAGAACGTTGGCAGCCTTCACTTGTTTTGTTGTAGACATTGAACGAGCTAAAGCTCTTGTGTACCTTGAAGAAAGAGTATCATAAAGATTGTCTTCAATAGCTTCTTCAGTTAAGGCGAAAGCTAATGCTACAGTCTCGTGAGAATACCTAGCTGTGAAAGACTCTTGCGCTGTGTCGTAAACGACTGCAGCACCCTCGCCTTTAACAGTAGCTTCTCCGAAACCACTAAGCATAACTTCTTCCTCAAAAGCTCTTTCAGAAGTTTCTGTGTCGAAGATTTCTTCATGCTCGTTTTCATAACGATCATACTCTAAACCAAAAAGTGCGTGTAGTCCAGGAGTTAACTCTTTGACTAATTGTGCTCTATTAATTGCCATTATTTATTCTCCTAAATTAGACCGCAAAAGTATTGGTCGGGAAGGTGAAGTAAGCTCTAGCATTAGCACCTATCGAATTACTCGGCGCTAAATTAAAACCTACGCATAACGCTACACCAGATGAAGTAGTTGCAGTAACACCTTCTTTCGATCTACCAGTGACAGTGCTGCCAGCAGTAGTTGAAAGAGTGTACTTGTTTCCGATAAAACTTACTGCAGGAGTTCCTGCTGTAAATTGAGCTTCGTAAACGACTCCAGGGTCGTTATATACCAAAGCTTCGGCATCCGCACTTCCTTGGGTAGCAGTTGAGGCAGTCCATACTTTCGAGAAAGTAGGCTCGCCATCGGTCGCTGTGAAAAACACACCATAAAACACACCTACAGGAGTGTCAGTAGCTCCCGCTTGTTGTACATAACCACTAGAAAGTGTTACTACGTCTCCGCTAAAAATAGAAGTTCCGTAGCCACTAGCGATTCTCATACGAGCAGGTCTAATAATTCCTCCATACATATGGTATGCTGGCGTGAACCCGTTTGGGGCATCTGTATTTGCCATAATATATACCTCTATATAAAATTATTAATCAGTCGATTCATTAGGTCGACTTCCAAATTGAACCTTAGATGATCTTTGGATATCGCTATCTTTTAAAGGCATCTTAGGATCGCTTTCCCGCAAATAGTTATGATCAACACCATTGATTTGGTCGCTTGTTTGTTGTCTAAAATAAGCATCCCGTTCCTCTTTGGTCTCGTTCGGAACTTTTGCGAGGATTAAACCACCGACCCCTATTACACCACTCCTACGTCCTTCTTCAATCGTTGGAGCTTCGAAATCAGGATATTCCTCTGCTCTCACAGGTTCATATCCCTCTCTAATACGTTTTGACATATTAGATTTATCATCTTGTCCTCTTACAGACTCTCTAATCCAACGATGATGATATCCAGGAGGGGCTTTAGGTGCGTCTAACATAGACGGCGGTCGCCATGGTTTTCTGCGAGTTTGAGTTTCTCGAGTCTCTGCAGACCTGGAGTTTCTGTTATTGTTATCTGTCATGTTTATACTCCTTGCTCAATATGTTTTGCATATTCTTCTAGTGGCACGTTTAGTCTTTTAGCTATTGCTACTTGACTTGGCGTGAGTTTTATTTTGCGCGCATTTTTCTTACCAGTAGCGCCTCTGCTACTGGCAGCAACCTGTTGCGTGGGGGCAGATTGCTCTTCCGAAAACTTTTGAGGAAAATACTCTCTAATTTTTAAGTCTACTTGATCATAGTAATTATCTGAATTAGGGTCAACGCCTTCTTCAATTAATTGTCTATGTATACCAAATGCTGCGTATGTCATAGCTTGATCATTCCCGAACCATTCGTTTTTATTAGCCCAAGCTTCTGCTTTTGGGTCGGGTTGTGCTGTTTGTTGTTGTGTAAACTCTGGGAGAGTATCAACTTCTTCCTCAGTTGATTCTTGTCTGATTTGCTGTTGCGCAGATAGACGTTTGAGGTTTTCAGCTTCTGCAGCTGACCTCGAAAGTTGTTCTGTTGCACTAGCAATTCCATCAGGGTCTCCCGTCTCTTGAGCTACTCTTAAATTATTTTTCGCTCTTTCAAGGTCCGATTGTATACGACTATCGTACTCTTTGAAAAGGGAAGAATCAGAATTTTTTAATTTTTCTTTTAGCTGTGTATTATCGCTATGAATAGTTTGTGCGTAACTTACTGCTTCATCCCGCTGTCTTTCAGCTTCTCTCATTTTATAAGTTAGCTTATCTATACGCTTTTGTACGCTCTCACTAACTTTCTCTAACTCAGCCTCCTGAGACGTTTCTTCAACTACAGGTTCCTCTATAGTTGGTATAGAATCGTCTACGTCAGCTTCTCTTACATCAACTTCCCCTTCAGGAAGTTCTAGTTCTATTTTTTGTGCTTCTTCTTGCATGGTCTTCTCCACGTTTATGATAGTATATCTTCAGGATTATCAATAACAGCCAAAATCTCATCGTCATTTAAAAGACGCATATCGCCTCCTTCAATTTTAAAACGAGCTCCAGCATATCTTCCAAATATAACCCAGTCCCCTTCTTTACACCAAGCTCCGTCTGGAAACTTGTTTTCGTCTTTATAAGCGTCAGGTCCAAGCCTAACTACATAGCCAACTACAGTTGCTAATCGTTCTTTATCAACTGTTTGTTTAGCCAAATGTATTCCGCTTTTAGTTACAGACGGCGTAGAAAAAGGAAGGATTAATATCCTATATCCTGTAGGGTGCGGTAATTTTTCCGTGTGCGAGTCTAACGTTTCAACAGTCAGTCCTACTTCCTGTTCTTCTACAGGTGGGGTGCTGCCAAAATTATCTACTCGGTTTGGAACAGTATCAGTCATCTATGTCCTCCATATTTGATTGTACGGTTTGAATTTCCTGCTCCGCTATGTTCAAACCTGCTATTTCTCCGACTACTCTTTGGTATTGTTCAAAATCTTGTACGCTACCAGTAGCCAACGTTTGAAAAAGATCTTGTTTTCTTTTTCTTATTTTTAGGAGCAAATGCTCCATTACTTTTACAAAGTCCACTAATTATTTAATATATTTGTAATAAAGTAATCCTTTAGTCTGACCGTACCCAGCTTTCATCTGAGATTCTTCACCAGTAACTTTATCATCTTTGATAATAAGTTTACCAGCTTGTACCTCTTGTGTTCTAGTATCGTCTTGTACAGCAGGGTTTGCCATAGAAGAAGATTTAGACATCGACTTAGGTGCTGGATAGTTGTCATTATTAAAATACTTATTCATAACTATTCCTCTCTAGTTGATTGTTTTACTGTTTGAACCAGTTCGTTAAAATTCTTTTCTACTTCTCTTTCGTTTTTCATTTCAAGTTCTTGTAAGTCTATAGCCGTTTTAACTTCTTGTGCGTCACGGTTTGCGTCTATACGCTCCATTTCTAGTTGCGCAGTTATTTGAGCTTTTTGCATTTCTATGTCTGCTTTACGCTGTTCGCTCATTTCTTTCTGCATTAATTCATCACGTTCTTGTTGTAATTGTTGTTCGAACATTTCACGTTGTGGATCGCTCTGTGCCATAGCTTGTGCTTGTGCCATAGCTTGTGCTTGACCAGTAACTTGCTGTGTTGCTGCTGCCGCTGCTACCGCTATTTCATTCATTACCTCAGGAGGCATAGGTTGGTCTAACGGTGGTAGTGGTTGACCAAGTGCTTGTTCGATTTGTACTCTATACAACATCGCTTGGTGTTCTTGTATGTTTGCTCCAATAATTTGTAATATCGCAGGGTTTTGTTGTGCCATAGGGTTTTGTAAAAACGCACTATGGGCTGCTATATACGCTTCGTGGTTTTGAAATTCGTATGCTTTTATAGCTTGTCCTGTTAAAGCTGCTTGTTGTTCACTAACAGGGTCTCTCGGAGGAATCTCTTGTTCAGCAGGTAATATTGAATCTATATCTTTTATATTTAACGCTAAATACATTTTTCTATATGCTTCGCGTAAATTATGAATATCTGGTGCGGCTTGTGCCATTTGAAGTTGTGTTTGCGCTAAAACTATTCTTTGCGTCATGCTAAAAATATTAGGATCGCTAACAGGGATTACATCTACTGACCTATCGAAATCTGTTTTAAAAACATTAGAAGATGCCCCTTGTACAGAATAAGGGTACTCAGGAGGTAATGTTTCACTAAATACTCTTTTTAATATTTTAAATTCTTGACGCTGTGCATAATGTAAACGTTTATGTATTGCAGACATAACGCGCTGACCTTTTTCTAACAATGCTACAGTAGTTCCGACTGGGGCTTCTGAGTTACCGTCGCTTGTAGGTTGCTCAATAGTTGCTGCAAATTGTTTACCAGAATCAATTAAAACACCTAAAAGATTAGTTAGTGTTGCACTCGGTTCTTTATACGGTAGCGGTAAAAACGAATCCGATAATTTACCTCCTGGAACATCAACGTCTCTAAATTCTCCTGGTTGTAGCGGGTCGTCATGTTTTTGAATATTTAACCCTCTAGCCTTAAACCCTGCTGGTAAGTTTGAAAGTGTTCCTGCGTCTATTAATTGTCTTAATATAGCTGTTACACTTCTGGTCAACCCGCCCATCATGTGAATTAAGCCGAATCCATAAAACCCTAATCCTGGCAAAAATTTAAAGTGGGTGAAGTGCTCTATCTTTTTACGCATCGGATCATTAGGGTCATAGTTTGGACGGATTGCCAGAATATCGTTAGTATCTTTACAAACTGTAACTATGTACGGTAATGCTATACCTGTTTCTTCGCCATTAGCGTCTTTATCTTCAAAACCTTCTATATCTAAGTCAACGTGTACCTCTAATAAAGTAAATTCTTCGTTTTGAGCTGTTCTTGATAGCCCTTCTATTTCGTCAAACTTATCATCTAGTTCTGTTCTATATGCTTCTGACGGATCAGACATATCCGTGTCTCTGTAAAAGCCTGATCGTTGTAATTTACGTAATTCATTCTCCGTCATGTACATAACATGGGTAATTCTTGGCGCAGTAAGTAAATCTACTGCGTAATACGGCACAACTAAATCTTCTGCTTTAATAAAACGCGATGTTGCGCGTCCTAATGACGGATCATAGTAAATTTTCTTAAATGCTGAACCTGAAAGTGGTAAATAAAATAATAATTGATCCATTTCAGGATCAAATTCTTCCATTTTGTACGTAATTTGGTAATTCATGAAGTTTTTAACGCGATTTGCTTTTTCTAATTTCGCGTCGTTACTAACTCCTAGTATTTCTACGTCAACTGGACCGCCCGCAGGCAATAATTCTTTATAAGCTTGCGATTGAAACTGAGTTACCGCTTCAGAAAGTATTGGATGGTGAACTCCTGACGCTCCTTCGAACGGTTCGGAGCGTTCTTCGCCTCTAATTCCTAATAAATCTAATCCTTTACTAAAAGTTGTGTACCAATCGTCTCTAGAATTTAAATCTTCTTCGTAATATGAAATTAATTCAGAAGCTATTTCTTGTAATTGTGATTCTTCGAGGGCTTCTGCTATATTTTCGCCGAAAGCCATGTTGTTTTGTTGTTGAGGGTCAAAGCCTATCGTAGCTGAACCGTCTTCTGCTATAAATACTTCCGTGTTTTGTGGATCCATCATAGGAGGCTGTTCGATTTCTATATCTAACTCGCCTTGCTCTATTGGAATTACTGAAAAAGGTTGTTTTTCTATAGCCATATGTGCAAACTCTACTACTTATTTAACTAATAATAAACCCTTTGACGTCTGGGGTAATCATACTCGTCTTCGTAATCCGTAGTTAAGGTTAAAAATCCGCCTTCTCTAAACCTAGCTAACGCTAAAGTTGTAGCATCAACTAAGTCGTCGTTTTCACCACCAGGAAAATCAGAAACTTCTTCTACAAGTTCTTCGCCCCACCTATTATCAGGTACCCAAATCCTGCCGTCTTGAAATATTGGGCTAACTGCGTTAAGTCTAGCAATCTTATCTTGCCCTTTTCCTGGAGAAAATGTATTTACAGGAATACCAACACGCCTTAATTCTTGTACTAACGGAATACCTGATGCTTTTGATTCAATAATTACCGTATCTGGTGACCAATATTCATATAAACGTAAAGCTTCTTGTTTTAATTCAGGAAAATCAAACCGTTCTTTAATACAATCTAATAAAATTAAATGCGCTTCGTCGCCGTTATAGTGTTCGTCGCCTATTTTTCCTTCAGGATAAAACACACCCCACGTTGTTATCGCTGTAAAGTCAGCTCTTTCCGATTTTAAAAACGCTGTATCGTAACTTTGTATTAAATATTCACAAGCTGGCGGCTTATCTTGGTCCCAAATCATAAACCAGTCTTTCGGTATTATCGAAATACCTTCTCCTGTCGGTCTTTGCATGTACTGCGACGCCCATTTTGACGGACTAACAGAAGCTTTTATTGTTTGTAGTTCTTCTAACGACCAAAAATTTTCCCATAACGACCTGCCGCTAGGTAATATCGCAGGAAATTCTATTAATTTCCATTGATCAGCACCTTCGTCTTGTGTCATTTTCTTAATTAAACGCCCTGTTAAATCTTTTTTAGACCAACGCGTCATTACAATTACGATTGCACCTCCAGGTTGTAGCCTTTGTCGTGGTCCTGCCATGAACCATTCATACGCTTCTTCTAGTGCTTTATCCGACATAGCGTCTTGTTCGGAATGCGGATCGTCAATAATAAACAAATCAGCACCCCTACCTGCTAACGCACCCCCTATACCTGCCGCGTAATACTCTCCGCCTTGGCTTGTTAACCATTTACCTGCCGAACGGCTGTCCGCTTTTAGTTCTGTTTCGGGAAAAAGTTCTTTATATTCTTCGCCGTCGATTAAATCCCTAACTTTTCTACCGAAATTTATAGCAAGGTCAGCGGTGTGTGTTGCTTCTATAATTTTTAATTTAGGATTTTTACCTAATAAATACGCAGGAAATAAATGTGACGCAAACTCTGATTTTGTATGTCTAGGTGGCATATTAATAATTAGCCTTTTTAATTTACCTGACGCTATTTCATCGAAAGCCGCCGCCATTTGTTTGTGGTGGTCGCCGTCTATAAACTCTGACCACATAGCGCGGACAAATTCCATAAACGTACTTGTTGATTTTTCTTGAAATTCTCGTTTTTCAAGTTCTTCTAATAAAACAGTAAACTCTTTTGCTTCTGCTTTATTAAGGTGGTCTAAGTTAATAGTCTTTAAAAGCTTTAACTTTTCTCTTTTGCTATCTGTCAATTTATTTTAATAGTTCGTCTAACTCGGCTATACGTCTTCTAATTTCTTCAAGTTGGTTCATATCTTTTTGAGTTGCCTCACCTTGTTGACGCATACTATTTATTCTAGAAGCTTGTGTGTTTAAAAAAGATCGTTCGTCATCTAGTTTTTGTAATTGTTGAGCTTGTCGTACCCTTCTTTCAATTTCTAAAGGAGGTATTGCTTCGTCGCTTTGCCCATATCCTGGTGGGTCTCGCTTAATTGGTGGTGAAGATTTTGGTGTTGGACCATAAAAGCCTCTTTTAGTTAATTCTTCTATTTCAGTTCGTTCTAATGGGTTAGCGGGTCTCCGATTTATAATACGGTCTAGTTTATTAGGATAAATATCTAAATTAGTAATTGGTTTTTGATTAACTCTATATTTACTAGTTAAAGGTTCCTTTCCACGTCCTCCTTTGAGGGCAAGTTCTAATTGTTTTGGTTCTAATCCTAGTTCAGTAAATGTTTGTTGTCTAATTACAGGTTCAGTTGGAACAGGTATATCTCTGTTAAAAGGAAATCTAGCTAAACGACTGGCTAATATCCTTTTCATTCCTGGAATTGGTAGCAACGAAAGAAGACCAGCACCAGCAGTTATCATTGTGTCCCGACCTTCTGGTGTTTTTAAATACTCTCTAGTTGCTTCTAGTTCCGCTAACCTTCGATCACTTTGAAACTGTTGTTGTTTTGAAAAGTTATCTAAAAAAGTTCTAAAAGCACTGCTCATAAGTAAAGTAGTTTTGTGGAAAACAGTTTGGCTATAATATACCTCGAAAAAATTTTTTTGCAAAATTTTTTTTGCATAGGGACTTTTTCAAAAATACATGCAAAACTGAGGCTGAAACTAAGGCGAGGCGGAGGGTAGGACGTTTTTTAGCTACGCGGGGGGTACCCCTTTACTTTAGGGGTATAGTGTAAGTATTCGTTCAGTAGAGGGCTTTATTTTAGCTTTAAAGGGTATGTGTAAGGGTAAGTATAGTTATATAAATATTAGGCATAAAAAAAGGGTAGCCATTAGGCTACCCTTTAATTAGCTAGTTAGCTAGCTAGTTGTTACAAATAGCGTATCTAGTTCTTTACCAGATATTTTTTTGTAATCCTTACCTAGCTCAGCCAGTTTAGCGTAATGCTTAATGTAATGAGCTAGCACTTCCATTAGGTCTTGCTTATATTTACCAGTATCAATATAGCTAGCTATCCAGTAGTCATTCACATCACCTAAGACAACCTTACCGCCATTCTGTTCAACTAGCTCACAGATAATCAAGACTTGATTAGGTAACTTAGAACCTACCCTTTTGTAAAGCTCACTATTAATAGTAAGCGTATCAGTAGGATTAAGAGAACCTGAACGCAGGTTACTTATTCTATGAGTAGCCTTATCTAGGTCTAAAGTTATGCCTTTAGCTTTAGCATTAGCAACGCGGTTATGCTCGGCGTTAAGAGCTTTTGTTTTATCACTTATTTTAGTCATAATATTATTTAGTTAATTAATGTGGTCTTACGTCTGTGCCACATGACGTATTATACATACATTAATTAGTTACACAATACCCCAATCTAAATTAATTTAATTTAATTAATTAGTTAATTAGTTAAGTTAACTAATCTATTTTCCGTGGTTTTTCTCTCGTATTCATAAAACGTGGTGGGTGGGTGGGTCGCGGAGCGACCGATAGAGCGAGTGATCGAGTAGAGCGAGTGATCGAGCGATAGAGCGATAGAGTAGAGGCGAGGCACAAAAAAGGGGACCGAAGTCCCCTAATCTGCGAGCGTCTAACTTAGCTCAAGGTGATGAACCCTTCCTTAGCGAGTCTGTTCTTGTAGTAAGTCCAGATCCTGTTAGGAGTCTGTTCTGTCACAAGTCCGACTGCATCCAGTGCGCTATTCAAACCAGCCTCGTCTTCGCCTATTATCTCGCGAATAGTCAGCCTATGGTTCTTCGCTTTCACTAGGCACTCAACTATCTTTTGAGCCTGTGCTGGAAGTTTCTCTGCACCTTTAGTCGTAATCAGCTGAACTACTGTCGAAGGGTTAGTCCTTCCACGATTTTCGCTGGCTACAAAGTCTAAGTTTATTTTCGGATTTTTATCCATTTTCTTTCTCCTTTCTATTAGTTAAAAAATCGTAGCTACTAGGTAACTACAGGGCATATATTAAACGAGATTGCCGCGAAAGTAAAGGACTACTTTCAAAGTAATATTTTCCTTATTTCGTCAATTTAAGATCCTAGGATAAGGATAAGTGAACGAAGGAGCGCGCAGCGCGCGACGGAAAGAGCGAGCGATAGAGCGATAGAGCGATAGAGTAGATTACGACTAAGTGAACTCTCCCTCGATCACGTTCGACTCGGTCGCTCGTTTCTTAATCAACTCTTCGAGTCGAGTGAGTATGTCGTCCTTTGACATTAGGTCGATCTTCGCGGTCAGCACTTCGCGTCTATCGATGTAGAGTCCGCCAGCTTTGCCCCGATGGACCTCGGCGGTGATGGCTGCGGATATCTGACCTTGGTCCTTTGCCTCTTCCCGCAGGTCGTGGAGCGTGGCGAGATGACTCTCAAGAGAAACTGCGTCCCTCTCTGCGAGTGCCATTTCTAACTCGATGAGATAGTTTCGTACAACTGGGTTATGATTGAGTAGAACACTGCCCTGTGTTTTCGCACCCTTTCGATCCTTCGTATAGCCTGCTTTCATCGCGGCTTCAGTGGCTGTTAGCCCTTTGATGTATTCTTTACAGAACTTCTTTTGTTTTGAATTGAGTGGTTGCCATTTCTTACCCGTCTCGTCCATCAAGGTATTGCCGTCTTCTGACGGTACAAGTGGAGTATATGTTAGCTGTTTCATTCCAATCTAAAGAGTTTCTAATAGAGTTATTAGAATATTAATAGATTTTATAGAAATAAAATAGTTTTCTCGTGCCCTCTCTTCTTCTTACCTGTTTGTTTCTAATAGTTTAATAGAATTCTATTACTTTTGCTTTCTCACACAATCCACTGTCCACGAGCCTTTCAGCTCGATTCTATTAGTTTATTACTTCTATTAGTGATTCTTGAAAACTTTTTTCAAAAACTTTTTTATTTTCTAAAACTACTAATACAACTCTTTTAATAATCCATAAAAAAGCCCCCAATCACTTTCGTAACTAGGGGCTCGATAGCTGGTTGCATTGTTTTCCGTACCTTACCTACTCAATTTAGCTATAAGCTGTTAGAGTCGTTATGCTCTCTTATTTTATCATAGGCGGTGCACTGTTTTCGCGAACCTTTTTAAGTCTTTTAATATTTAAAGTTTAATAAATCGCCAATATCAACTCTTTCGGTTAAATGTCGCATCGCTTTGTCTAGATTATCTCCTTCAGGGTTATCGTATACAAAATGCCTAATATTAGCAGTCGTATCTTGATCATGAATTGAAACAATAATATGTATGATATCTTCATCGTTGGCTAGAAACTTATCGTAATCTTCTCTCCACCAATCTTTATCTTCAACATCTTTATAGGTTTCTTTCATAAACTGGACAAACATTTTGTTTAACTTCCCGTATTCAAATCTTTTAAATTGGCTCCCAGTTAAAGTTAACATTCCGCTACCTATAGTTTCTCCCTCTTGCCAGTCAGTGTAGATATATTCATGTTCACTGATTGGTTTTGGTTTAGAAGTTTCCTTCCAACTAATCGAATCAAACATTGGGTATAAATCAAAATAATATCTTGGCTCTACTACTATATTATGGTTAATATAACTATTAGTCGCTCTATACCAATCCTCTTTGATTTCTATTTTGCTTCCAGCTAACCAAATGTTATGTTTGGTTATTTGTATAAACTCAGGATTTCCCGCTGCTTCCAACAGTTTGTTAATCCTAGAGATATTTTCGTTGATTAAATTTTCCATCTCTTTCTCCTTTCTAATATTTCTTAAATCGCATAACTATACCCGTATCGCCACCGCCTCCAGGGAATCGGTGAGTGATATAAGTATAATTATCATCTTCACTGGCGTGAATAATTATAAATTCATTGTCACTTTCATATTCACCAATTTCCTTACCTAACGGTGCTTCGGGGAAGTCAGAGGCGTCTGCTCCTTCAAACAGCTCGCCCCCATTTCTTAGTTTTATCCAGTTTTCCATTTCTTTCTCCTTTATTAGTAAATTACGCTGCCAAACAACTGCTTGTCCTCGCGCCATCTTTCCACGTCGTACTGTCCTTGTCTAAACTCCGCCTCAGCTCGTTGGGCTAGTTGCTCCTCGTAGTCCATTGGCTCCCAGTCTGGGTTTTCTCTGTGGAACTTGTCGTTTTGTATCTGCCAATACTCGCTAACTGCGTGTTTTGCAGTCATTTCACAAACTCCTCTAAACATTTGTTGTGGGGTGAATCCAGCTTTTTCTAAAGCCCTATAGCTTCTGTCAAATCCTGTACCGTCTAACGCTACTAATTGTCTTTCACAATCTGCTTTCCAATCTATATACATTTCTTTCTCCTTTCTAGTTAGTCGCGGTAAACTCTTTACCGCGTATATATATTATAAAGGGGACTACTTTGGAATAAAAGCAGCCCCCGAGCAAAACTATTAATCACATTCCGTCTTCGTCTAATGTTTTATCTAATCTCAATACTGAACACACATGCATCGGTGCCACGTGTCCGTCGTAACAAATAGAATAATTCGCTACATAAGTATAATCATCATCCATGTAGGTCACTGTTTGTAGTTCGTCTTGCCAGTGAGGGAAACCCTTATCTTTTACTATAGGCGACTCATTGATACATTTCTTATCTTCCCAAAAAGGTGAATCTGGGTGCAGTTCCTCCGTTAAATAAGCTATCGAATGGTAGGGATCTATTCGATTAAACAACCTTTCGTAAAATTCTTTTTCCATTTCTTTCTCCTTTCTATAAATACTTTTTGTTAAACTGTGGCTCTCGAGTCATAGTATATCCACCACACCCGTCAATCCAAGCCGTCTTTACAGTATAGACATATCCGTCGTATATATATGCAATGCATAACATCTCATGTGATGCCGTATAATCCTCATCTTCCCATTGCGTCTCTACATGTAGAACATCGTTTGTTTCGATATAATCTATTTTTGCAGCTTCTAACTGGTCACACAACTCAAACCTATCTAACTCTGACCTTTCTAATGGCATGTATGCTTCACGGTTTAATACCTCAGTCCCAAACGGGCAACTGGTCTTGTCCCAGAGCTCGTCGTTTGCGTATATTTCGTATAGTTTCATTTCTTTCTCCTTTCTTAGTTATTTTCTAAATGGTGCTGACTCGTGACACTGTCTCAATGTTACATAATGATTCGGATAATCACCACCATCCATTTCTAATATTAAGTAATCATGCTCATCTTTTCGATAAGTATATATAACTACCCCGTTTATGTTTGCCTCGACTTTTTCGAAATTTTCGTAATCGAGATCTTCCTCGTTTACCATAATCTCGTCAGGATCCGTGCCGTGCTCCCTGCCCCCAACATATACTTCTGTTGACCAGTTCTTGCTAGGCTCTCCAAAGTTCACATCAGAGTTTATCTCTATCCAATCTTCCATATTATTTCTCCTTTCTATAACTCAAAATAATCGTAACCTTCGTTACCTTCACCGTGTTCGATAATTATCTCACCGCCTCCCCAATTAAGTATAATCGGGTCGGTCGAACTACCATATTCTTCTGCAGGTGTGTCGACAGGTCGGTTAA